GTGAAAATTTTTGTAAGCTGGTCGGGAGCACGGAGTAGGGTCGTTGCCGAGATGCTGAGTGAGTGGATCAGATGCGTGCTTCAGGCATCGCAACCTTGGATATCAACGCAGCACATTGATAAGGGCGCAATCTGGTTTTCTGAAATCTCTGACCAGCTTCGAGATACGGCTGCAGGTATTGTTTGTTTAACGCAGGAAAATAAAAACAAGCCTTGGATTCTCTTCGAAACAGGCGCTCTTGCGAAAGGGCTGAGTGCCAATCGAGTCTGCACATTCCTGGTGGATTTGACATCAACTGATATTGAAGATCCATTAGCACAGTTTAACCATACAACGCCAGATCGACCGTCGGTTTGGGGGCTGGTAAGTACTTTGAATAATTGCCTTGAGAATGGTCGACTTGATGAGCGAATTCTCAGACAGGTGTTTGATACATATTGGCCTAAGTTCGAGGCGGATTTTTCTGCTGCGTTAGAAGCGACGCCCCAAGAAGCTCCTGCTGCTCCGCGATCGGACGATAGTATTCTTGCCGAAATTCTGGCAAATACTAGAGTACTTGCTGGACGGGTCAGGGAGTTGGAAGCTAAAGCTGTACCTATAACCACGCCTGATAGTAATTTTAGCAATTTTGCTTACTCCAGTAAGTTGTACCGCCTTGCAGATGCGGCGAAAGATCCCAATCTTCAAAAGGCCGATTATTATAAACTCGCCGAAGTCTTAGGTATCAATCGTGCTAACGCTGATGGTCTTTTATATACAGTAATGAGAGATCGAGATCAGGAAGTTGTGGACGCATTAAAGGTTTTACGGGATCAGGATAATAATCAATAGTCATCACATCAAACTGATGTAGTATGTGACTTTCAGGTTTACTTGGTAGGTTTCACTTTTTCGCCGACCCGTCGGTAGACTTTCTTTGTCATTTCCTCCGTTGAATGGCCAAGCAAGCGACTGGCGTCGGCGATATCCTCAATTTCGCTTGCAGCTTTTGGTCGTATATCTCTGAACTGGAATTTACGGATTGCAATGTCCAGTGCTGCATCACCTGCTGCTGCAGCTTTGTTAGCGGCCTTTGTCCGCGCTTCATCCCAACGGTTGCGCAACATGTTGTAGCTCATGCGCAGACCGTCCTGGTTCGTGATCAAGATCGATGTCCTGGTACCAGACTGGGCGCGACGATCAAGCAGGCCATTGATAAAAATACAAAGGTCGGTCTCCTTGTCGCCATCGTAGAGACGGATTCTGAGTCGCTTCTCGGTCTTGCCCTGGCCAACCATGAGAAAACCATTGTTGAGGTCGGTGGCTGATGCCTTGAGCACGTCGGCCGGGCGTTGGCCGGTTAGATAGGCCAGGTCCATCGCGTCTCGGAGTTCCTGGGGAGCTTGCCCGTAAACTGCATTCCAGACTATATCGCCGGCGTAATAGTCCCGAGGGATTTCCTTATTCCGGCGCAACCCAAAGCAAGGGTTGGCCTTGTCGGTCAGGCCCCATTCGCGAGCGAATGTGAACATGGTTGAGAGTAGGGCGATCTCCCGGTTCGCCCGTACCTTCGCCGTGCGGGCGTCACGATACTGAGCAATCACTTGCGGCGAGATTGCCTCGATTGGGGCTGATTCGAATGCATTCCTGAGCTGCTTTAGGCCCTTTTGGTAATCGTTCTGTGTGCCCGGCTTGAGTGTCGGTATTACCTTTGACTCATAGTCGTCGAACAACCGGGCCATTAAGTGGGCCGGTTTAGGTATCGCTTTTCGGTCGAGCCGTGCCCATTCGATCTTTGCTTCGTCGAGATCCCCACCCAAGGGAATCTCGACACGATTGCCTTCGGTATCTCTGCCGTTGTAGTAGTAGCCCACCCAGATCTGGCCGTTTTTCCTTTTTCGAGTACGGCGGATCATCCGTGGTGGTAGATCTCGGTTTGCTGGTTTCTTCTGGCGCATTGTTAGCTCACACGGGATAGGTCGAGGGACCAGGTTTCAGCGACAGCATTGGTTGCTGATGGCTTTACCCCGGCAAGCTTCAACCGGGCGTAAACACGGCCGACAACTGGGCGTTGGGCACCGGTGAGCACGTACTCCCAGGCGTTCCGGGTCAGCCACTGACGCTGGAAGGATGGAGTCTTGTATCCAGTGATGGTTGCCAGCTCGTCTTCCGTCAGTGTCTCGCTCGCCATTTGAAGTTGGGTTCCCCTGTTCATGCTTCCTCCTGAGGGAAGTAGCCACAAGGCTGGTGATCTTGTTGGGCTGCGTCATTTAGTAGTTGTCGCTGGTCTGCGTTTGCTTGCTTCAAATGCTGCACCTGTCCGATATGCTTCCACGCTCTGCGCTTCCATGCGGCGAAGCCGGCCCGGTAGGCGTAATGCTCACGGGCAAACGAGTCGGATGTCTTCGCACCTAGTGCGGTGATGTACGAGCCTCGCTGGGCGCAGTAATGCAGGCCTTCGGAGACTGGGAACTCTTTCTCGAACTCAGCGCGCTCGTCGATCTGCATCTCGACGACGGCTACTTGTGAAGGGCTTTCGAAGTTGCTGGCAGAATGCGTATACCCCACAGCAGGCTGCGCGGGCGGGCGATTCTGAGCGATTAGCGTTGCATTGGGTGTGGCTGCCTCGCGCAGCTTTTCGTGGGGTATAAGCGCCTCGGTGGTGCTGCTGGAGGGGGCAATAATGCCTGCTGCTTCGCAGCAGAGACTGTTTGTTTCTAGTGTGTTGACGCTGGTTTCCTTGCGGAGCAAAGCGGTCGTGGATTGGGTGTCGTGCTGGTCCATATGCATGCCGCTTTCCTCCGATGTGTGAGTGCGCGTTGGTGCTTCAGCGGCTGATAGGGCGTTAGCCGGGTTGCGGTGGTTGCTGGTTTGAGGGCGGATCTCGCTCATGCGGCGTTCTCCTGTTCGCCCGATTCCAGCAGGGCAGCCATGGCGAGCGCCTGGTCGCGAAGGGTGCGGGTGTCGCGTTCCAGCTTTTTGCCGGTGCGAAAGGCGCTGAACGTTTCAGATGCGATCCGGAATTTCTCCGCGATTTCCAGTAGGGTCAGTCGTTCTTTTTCACCCAGTTTTGACGCAGCGAGGGCGCGCTTGTAATGGGCGTAAAGTTTTTCGCGTTGGTCATTGGCCTGGCAGAGGGTGAGTTCCAAGTTACAGTTCTCTTCCCAGGTTTGTGGTCGCTGGATGGCTTTCCCTTCATCCATTCCATCTCGATACCCAACACAGCCGCCGACGTCGTAGCCCTCGCTGTAGCCCTCTGAATGTCCCTCGGCGCGGCCGCTGTTGAAGCCGTGCCGGTAGGCGAGCCAGTAAACGCCGGCGATCATGAGGACGATCGCTATCAGCGCGTAGATTTGAACTGCAGTCATGTGGTGTGCTCCTGGTGATGTCATTGGCTGGTGGTGGCAGCCGCTCGGTTTGTGGTTGTTACTCGTTGGTGTCGTCCTGCTGTCGCTGCATGTCTTCGTCGGCCTTGTAGGCACGGATGTCGATCAGTGAGGCGACGTGCCGGATGTGTGCGTACTTCGGTGCCTTGCGGCTGGTGTCCAGCGTGGTGATGGGGAGCTGGATGCGGCCGCTGCTGATCTCGGCCACGAACGATTGCTCGTTGAGGTTGCGGAAGTACTGCTCGCGCACTTTGTCGAGCGGGATCAGGACGTCGCCGAAGATGCGGTAAAGCAATTCGACGGTGGCTGATTCCGGCGCCGGGTGCAGGCGGAGCGGGTTTTGTGCTGTGTTACTACTCATGGCTTTGTTAGGCCTCCTTGCGTTGTTTTCTGGCCGGGTGGTTCCAGGCGTTCAGGCAATGTGTTCTGGTCAGCTCGCGCAGATGTTCGGGCACTTCGAGGAGCGCGGCGTTGCGCTCCTCTCGTGTCCGCATGGCGATGATCTGGCGGGCGTATTCCCTAGGCCACGTCACGGTTGTCGGCCGGGATGGCAGGCAGGTCGATGCCCAGTTGTTCGGCTAGCCAGCGGATGCCGGGTTGTTTGATCCGGATCGACTGGCTGTACTGCATGCCGAGCTGATCGTGGTACCACTGGCCGTCCTTGATTCGCAGGTAGTCGCGGTCACGGTTGGGATAGGCCGGTAGGTTGCGGTCGTTGAGGAGACCTTTTTCACGCATGCGTGCGATGAGCTTCGGGCGAGTCAGGCCGAGGTGGGTTGCGGCTTGGGCGAGGGTGCGTTCCATGGTGTGCCCCTCATGCCGCGTGCGCAGCTGGTGTTGCCGCTGCTGCAAGGTGGTTGATGGACTCGCTGACTTTGCCGTAGATCTCGACGTCGCTGCCGTACACGGTGAAGCAACGGGTGTGCGGGCTTTTGTTACCGATGCTCAGGATGGTGGTGACACCTGATCGAGATTGAGTGCGGTGCAGCGCGACAATTAGCGGGTAGTCGAAACCCATGTTGAGGTTAAGCACGCCGCCGGTGCGCACCAGCTCGAACACCCGCTGCTTATCCGACACCTCAAAGCGGCCATATTCGAGGCTGGCGTGTGGACGGTGCAGCAGGTCGCTGGTATTGCTCGCATCGAACGGGCCGTTGGCGATCTCTTCGATGAAGTCGGCCAGCTTGAGATGCATCTTCTTTTCGTTCGACAGGGTCAGCGTGTGGCGTTCGCTGCCCAGCTCCACGACGAAGGTGCTTTCTGAGATGCCACGTTCAACCTTGAGGCGAAACGCCAGGCACTCGCGCTTGGGCGCGGTCCGTAGAACGTGGTTGAAAGTTTCGGTCAGGTTGACCTGAGCATTGAGCAGCTGCAGGGTGCGGTTGTCGATTTTGTACTTGATCATGCTGTATGCCCTCCGCCGTTCGGATTGACTGGGGCAGGAGTGGTGCGCACTGTCAGCTTCGGTTTGCTGATGGCGAACGCGCAGCCGTGCTCGCGGGCTAGGCGCCGGATCTCAAAGATTTGGAAGGGGTTGGCAGCGGCCGGGTGGACGTGCAGGGTTGCTGTGGTGTGCATGATTTGCCTCGCTCTGTGGTGGAAGAGTGAGACAAAAATAACCCATAAGGTTATTAATGCAAATGAAAAATAACCCTTTAGGTTGTTTTTTCTGCGTGGGATTGATTGTCAACGCTGCATGATGATCATCGTTTCAATGTAAAAAATGATAGACAACAACCGTATTCGTTCGTAATTTTGCAAGGTCTAAAACGATCTGCGCAACCTGCCGTAAGCAAGCCAATTGTGCCTCTTACAACCTAATAATGAGAAAAAGATGGAAAAGTTTATGGGGATGTTGAAAGCAAAAGCACCTATCACAATTATTGGTGTGTTAGTGATTGGTGTTATTTGCTCTGCTATTTATGATGCTATCGTAAAGCCGGGATTTGGTGTAGTAACAAAATTTCTTTTTGGGGTTTTCACTTTAGGGTCGCAGCGGATGAAAGACTCTGCCTACAGTAATGCGGCACTAGATCCTTCGTCTACGCCTTCCTTAATGCTGTTAATGTTTTTGATCATGAGTATGGCCGTGGTTGTTGCCGTGAAAACAGCCTCGTCTGAGATGCATAAAAGAAGGCTGACGCGCGCGCTTGAGCAAAATGGACAGACTGAGGGCCGAAATGCAGCTTTGGTGAAAAAGCCTATAACTAAGCTTAAGCTGAATATCGCGATTTACACCTCGCGTTTTTCGGCGGTGTTATTTTTCATTTTCGCGTATGTAATGATTACTACAACAAATCAGTCAGTACTGGTTTGGAGGGTGTACAACGCAAATCTTGCCATAATTTCGCCATATACGCAGCAAGATCAGTTGCTGGGCATTAAGGCTGCGTTCGCGAAGATGCGGACTGAGAAAGAGTTTTTGGAGTTGTATAAAGTGATGCAAGACATCGCCGTTAAGAACAATACTGAACTGCGTAATGATGTCGTTTGGTGAATCTCAATTAATTCGGTTTGCGACAATGGTCACTCAGTTGTACTTAGTGAAGGGTTGAGAGGAATAGCTAAAGATCTGATATCTTCCATCTGGCTCTCCCGCAAATGCTCCACTCTTCTGTCATTCTGATAATGCGCTCAGGCCAATCTGGATTGAGCGCGAATAGATATAATTCGCTCCCTTCTTGTTTCAATTGTTTAAGCGTTGCTGCTTGGTCTCTTGTTCGTTTTGCAGCAACAAAATGACCCGGCGAAGCGTCAAGGGAGGGATCAATAACAATCTTGTCACCTTCCACGAACTTTGGTTCCATACTCATTCCCTCAACTCGGAGAATGAAGGCTCGCGGTCCAACTGGCCCAGGAGCATCAATCCATTCTTCTGCATCTCGAGGATCGAAAGTACCGTTAGTGTCGCACCAGGCTCCCGCTGCTATTGACCCGATCACTGGTAATTTACGTCCTGTATGGCTGAGCACAGTCGCATTGTTAAATTCGCCTACACCGTAGGGCATGTCTAGATAACCCCCATGGAGGTTAAGCGCCTTTTCAATCTCCCGGGCGATTTGATCACCTATTCCCTTTGTAGGATTTTTCCCTCCAAAAGCACTGACCTGAGCTGGAGCCTTACCCATAAGCTCGGCGACGTCGGTCAGTCGCAGCTTTTTCTCTGCGAGAACTCTTCTGAAATTTTGCAAGCGGGTATCTGAAATTTTCATGGGCCGATTCTGTACGGATTAACCTTATGGGTGAATGTGCTGCAGGGTATTGAAAAAAATAACCGTAAAGGTTAATTTGTCTTTCCAGGAGGCAATCTGATGAAACTACGCGACTACATAGATGGGATGGATAACCAGGCGCTGACTGCCTACGCATCACGATGCGGTATAGCACTCAGCTACTTACGCCTTCATGTCAAATATGCGAGCAAAGATCCAAGCGTTTCTTTGATCAAGTCATTGGCACGCGAGAGTCAAGGGTTGGTCGCACTAGCCGATGTGCTCGAACACTTCGGAATCACCGAGAGTGGCATATCAGGTAAAGCTGCATAGCCAAGAAAAAAGGCGACCCAAAGGCCGCCCAGTTCCTCCCGGCACGCAACACCACAGCGCTGTCGGGTCGCGATAAAGAAAGGCGGGCACACCACATGCAACCACCTCTCTTTATCGCGCTTTTCCAAGGCTCGGAAGCCTTGGTGTTGCTGCCTCTTCCACCACAGATTTGGCAGCTGTTGCGCCAGGGGTGAGCAATGGATTGCTCGCCCCGGCACGGTGCCGGTGTCGATCCCGAAGATCTAGCCGGCGTTTGGGCCCTTTCAAGCCACGCGGCAAATGTATCACCACTGCATGTCGCGCGGCACTGGCAACTTACAAGGATTAATGCCATGAGCCGTATCGCTCTGAGTTCTGTTGAGCGGGCGCAGCGGGAAGTTTTGCCGCTCGATCTCGCGCTTTACCATGCCGCACGGGACTACCCCGGTGGCGCCGCAGCCATCGCCGCCACCACCGGCCGAAATGCGACCACGCTGCAGCACAAGCTTTCCCCAACCCACCCCAGCCACACGGTGAACATTCAAGAGTTCGGCGAGATTCTGGAGCTGACCAAAGATCGCCGCATTCTGGATGCGGTGCATGCGTTGGTCGGTGACACGACTTGGCAGGAACTGGCGGAGGCGTACACCAACGATATGCCCGAGACATTGACCACGGGGATTGCCGAGTACTTCCGACAAGTCGCGGATTTGGCGGATACCTGGGCCAAGAGCATTGGCGATGGTGTGGTTTCTGATGAAGAACTGGCCGCGATTCGCCTGCAGGTGTTTCGAGGTATTCAAGGGCTGTTGGGGTTGTTCAACCGCGCCACCTACGTCAATCAGACGACGCGGGGTACTGATCGTGGTTGATATCGTCGACTTCGCTAACGACCTGGTGCAGGAGCGTATTGATCAAGCGCTCGCCGCACGTCTCCTCGCCGCCAAGCCAGCTTTGGCGGCGCATTCGTTTCTGTTCTGTGAAACCTGCGATGGCCCGATCCCCGAGGCGCGCCGTTTGGCGCAGCCCGGCTGTACGCAGTGCGTGGACTGCCTTTCTCTCATAGAACTGAAAGGGGCGCGCCATGCTCGATGAGGTACTGGGGCAATTCGCGGACTATGGCCTTGTGCCTGCGCAGCCATTGGTATTCGGCAAGCTGACCCGCTGCAAGACGACACAAGACAAGGGCAAGGAAAAGAACGGCTGGTATGTCGTTCATGAGCAGCGCACCGAGAAAGGCGAGACGCTGATCTTCGGTGCGTTCGGTGACTGGCGTTCGGGTGAGTCGCAGAAGATCAAGGTCAAGGCCGGGCGGATGTCGCCTGAAGAGCGCGAGGTTATGCGCGCTCGACAGGAAGAGGCGAAGCGCCGGGCGGCTGAGATCTCTGCCAATGCGGCACGTCGTGCGGCCAAGCGAGCGGCCGGTATGTTCAAGCGCATGCCGGAGAAGGGCCGTAGCGACTATCTGGATCGCAAGCAGATTGTCGGCTTCGGCGTTCGGTATGCGCCGCGCTCCGGTGCGTTTCTGGTGCCGATGAGCAATGTGCGTGACGAGATTGTCGGACTGCAGGTGGTGTTCCCGACCAAGCAAGAGGACACCGGTCGGGACAAGTCCTATTGGCCTTACGGCATGTCGAAGGAGGGCGCTTTCCATCTGATCGGGCCGCACCCGGATCCGGGCGAGCCGGTGCTGGTATGTGAGGGCTACGCGACCGGCGCAAGTCTGCATATGGCCACGTCATTGACCGTGGCCGTTGCGTTTGATGCGGGCAATTTGCTGTTGGTTTGCAAGGCCATGCGCGAGCGTTTCGCCGGTTGCCCACTGATCATCTGCCGAGACGATGACTGGAAGACCACGAAGCCGAATGGTGACGCGTGGAATCCCGGTGAAGAGAAAGCCAACAACGCGGCGCTGATTGTCGGTGGCCAGGTGGTTGCGCCGATCTATTCCAGTGAGCGGGAAGCCAAGTGGACCGACTTCAATGATCTGCATGTGGCTGAGGGTTTGGAGGCGGTGCGCCGTCAGGTGTTGGCGGTGGTCAAGCCCCCGGCCGCTGGTGGTTGGAAAGATCTGCTGGCACGCAGCGAAAGCGGCGCGCTGATTGCGCACATGCAGAACGTCGAGTTGATCCTGGCCAACGATGAGCGTTGGGCCGGGGTGATCAGCTACAGCGCGTTCAGTTCGAAGATCGTGAAGCTGCGTGCGGCGCCTTATGGCGGCGGCACGGGTGAATGGACGGACATTGATGATGTGCGGGTGATGAAGTGGCTCGCTCAGCAGTACAACTTGCGGGTCAAGGCCTCGCATGTGATCGAGGCGGTGAGTGTTGTTGCGCATGACCATGCGTTTCATCCAGTGCGCCAGTACCTGCGCAAGCTGCAGTGGGATCAGGTGCCCCGGCTTGAAAGTTGGCTGACCGACGTCATGGGCGTGAAGGCGACAGATTATTCGGCAAAGGTTGGCAAGCGTTGGATGTTATCGGCGGTGGCGCGGGTGATGAAGCCCGGCTGCAAGGCTGACTCGGTGATGATTCTCGAAGGTGCGCAGGGCGCTGGTAAGTCGACCGCAATGAGCATTCTCGGCGGCGAGTGGTTCATGGACACGCCGTTTGCGCTGGGCGACAAGGACGGCTTTCAGGCGATCCGGGGCAAGTGGATCGTCGAGCTGGGCGAGCTGGACAGCTTCAACAAAGCCGAGAGTACGAAGGCCAAGCAGTTCTTTTCGGCGTCCACTGACACTTACCGCGAGAGCTACGGCCGCAGAACGATGGACGTGCCACGCCAGTGTGTTTTCGTGGGTACAACCAACCAAGACGAGTACCTGAAGGACGCCACCGGCAACCGGCGTTACTGGCCGGTCGCGTGTACCAAGGTGGATCTGGAGTTGTTGCGCTCGATGCGTGATCAGCTGTGGGCCGAGGCGGTGTTCTGTTACGACGCGGGCGATCTTTGGTGGGTGACGCTGGATGAGGCTGCGATGTTCGGCGAAGAGCAGGACGAGCGTTTTGTTGTGGATGAATGGGAAGGGCCGATTCTGACCTGGCTGGAAGAGTCGCAGATCGGCGAGACCGCCACCGGCAGTGATGTGCTTCTTAGTGCGCTGAAGTTGGACCTCGGGCATTGGGGTAAGCCGGAGCAGATGCGCGTCGGGGCGATCATGCATCGGTTGGGCTGGCGGCGGGTGCGGTTGTCAGCGCTGGCGAAAAGTGGGCAGCGGCCTTGGGCATACAAGAAACCGGCAGGGTGGGGTGGTGCTTCGGCGTTGCAGCGGGTTCAGTTCGAGGAGCCTTGCTTTGATTAAGGAGATCGATTCGCTGCTTCGGTTGTGGGCGCAGGAGCTGCATTCAGAACATTCGAAAGGGGGGCTGGCTGGGGGGAACATGGTTGCGATGATGATGGAGAGCAACGGGCAACTGATCAGGGGGCGGCGCGCCTTTCGTGCGCCGCTGGAGAGTTCGTTGGACATTGAGCTGATCGTGACCAAGCACCTCGCGCCAGAGCTGGTGACGGTGGTGCGTGAGCATTACTGCACGCTCGATGTGGATATGCGCCTGCGGTATGCGCACTGCGGTTGTGGGCGCGACACGTACTACCAGCGCTTGCATGATGCGCATCTGCAGATCTTCGGCGTGATGATGGGGCTGGCTGCGTGACCCCAGGCATCGTTCCGGTTGTGGTTGTCCCACTGGCCCGTCTTGTCTCGCTGCGTTTTGATGCAGTGGGACAGGTGCGGGCCTTGTCGTTGTTGGGCTGTCCCACCGTCCCGCCTAGAAGTGCCTCCCGCCCGTGTGAGCGTAGCGGGCGAGCACTACGCGCTTACGCGCGAACGCGTGTTCTTTAAATTTCTTCCTTTACACGAGAAAAGAGAAAGATAAGTAGGACAGTGGGGCGAAGCCCCGAATTTAGGCGCTCTCAGGCGTCCCACTTCGATTTTGAAAAGTGGGACGTATGGGACACCACAGCAACAACAGATTGCCGGGGAGGTGTATTCGCCGACATTCGCTAGGCGTTCACCCTGCGTTACCCACTTATTCACCGGGTGGCATTAAAACAGGGTTGCTGCCACCGGAATCGACCTGTAAAAAGTAGTCATCTTCGATAGGTGCGACCGCAGAGAGCGGCACAAAAAACCGGCCGAACGGCCGGTTTTTTTATTTGTCGCTGGTGGGAATTCGAAAGGCTGCCAGCTTTTCCTTCGTACCCTTGGGGCTAGACCAGTACGCAGCAAGAGCAACGCCAATCGCTAGATAAAATATTGTGTTCCACAGGTTAGCCAGGAGCCACAAGATATCCATGCGCGTCAAAGGCGCATCACTCCTACCGAACTTGATCGTTTCCCATATCCCGCTGCCCACCACCAACAGAACACTGGCAATCGTTGCGAGCTTGATTGCCCATGTGCGCAGCTCCAATCGCTTCTGATCTGTTAGTTGAACCCATCCAATCATTAGCGAGCCAACCACACCCACTGTGGTTACGACATCGATCAATACACTCATTGCTCTGCTCCGATCCGTTGGATTACGTCGGCTAGAGCTTCTTACATTCTGGTGTGACAGCCAAGTAACTTGGACGTGTTCCGAATCTATAAACCATGGGGAGCAGACATGACGAATGAGCAACAAGCACTGGCAGAAATGCCGATTTGGTTAGTGATCGTTCTGGCTCTGGTCGGTGGCGTATCGGGGGAGATGTGGCGGGCAGACAAGGATGGGGCGCGAGGCTGGGCATTGTTGCGCCGGCTTGCACTTCGGTCTGGTGCCTGCATTGTCTGCGGGGTGACGGCGATGATGTTGATGATCGCCGCCGGGATGTCGCTGTGGACGGCGGGCGCGTTGGGTTGCCTGACTGCGATGGCCGGCGCGGACGTTGCCATCGGATTGTACGAACGATGGGCTGCCAAGCGATTGGGCCTCGGCGAAGCCCCGCCAACCAGCGGCGGGCAGGGGTGATGCACCGCCCCGGCACCCCGAAAACCGCCGGGGACCCTAGGGGTATCTGAAGGACACGGGGTCGGAAACCCGCGGGAAAGTGTTAGCGGGAGCGCCCCCAGCTTACTGAAATTCAATCCATTGAAATTGAAAGGTCTGCATTGAAAAGCCGTTGAAAGGAGGGCTTATGACAGAACCAACTTACCTGTCAAAAAGCGCCTTCGCGGCGCGGATCGGCAGGGCGCCGAGTTACATCACCTGGTTGAAAAACAACAACCGCCTGGTGCTAACGCCGGACGGAAAACTGGTGGACGTGCAGGCCAGCGAAGCGTTGATTCGCGACACCGCTGACCCAAGCAAAACCGCCGTCGCTGATCGGCACCAACAAGACCGGATTCAGCGTGATGTTTACAGCCAACTGTCGACCCAGACCGAGCCGACTTCCATGGCTGCGCCGCCGCAGGTTCTCACCAGCGATGGCAAGCAGCCCGACTTCCAGAAGGCCCGCGCCCTGCGTGAACACAACATGGCCAAGCTGGCGGAGATCGAACTAGGCAAAGCTCAAGGCTCGCTGGTCTCCAAGGAAGCGGTAGAAACCGGCGCCTACAACGCCGGCCGATTGCTGCGCGACCAACTGTTCGGTCCGCTGCCGCAACTGTCCCACGACCTTGCGGCCATGACCGATCCCTGGCTGATCGAAAAGCACCTGACAGCCACCTTCCGTCGAACGCTGGAGGAAGCCGAGCGGCTCTCTTCGGCAGATCTTGACCACGCCATGACAACGGACTGAACCCATGCACACGGAATTTCCTGACGGTGCAGAGGTGTACCGTGAGGCTTATTTCCGTGGACTGCGCCCCGACCCAGATCTCTGGATCGACGAATGGGCCGACGAGTACATGCGAATCCCGCGCGACACCGGCGCCCCTGAACCCGGCCAGTACCGCACCTCTCGAACACCTTACGCCCGTGAGCCTATGCGCTGCCTGTCGCCGGCTCACCCCTGCAGACGCGTAGTCACCATGGTGGCCTCGCAACTGATGAAAACGCAGATCGCCCTGAACTGGATGGGCGGCCTGATCCACATGGCACCGTCGAACATCCTGGCGCTGCTCCCCAGCCTTGGCCTGTCCAAGCGGGTGTCGGGACGGATCAGCAAGACCATCAAGGCCACCCCCGTTCTGCGCGAGCGGGTCGCGGCTACCCGCTCGCGGGACGCACGCAACACGATGGACACCAAGGAATTCGAGGGTGGTTCGCTATACGTCACCACGGCCGGCTCTGCGGCCAACCTCTCTGAGCTGTCGGCGCGTTACATCTACGGCGATGAGGTTGATCGCTGGGAGAACGATGTCGGTCAGGAGGGTGATCCCATCCGATTGGCAGAGACGCGGGCGACCAACTTCGGTCGTAACGCCAAGATCTACTTTTCCAGTTCGCCAACGATCAAGGGCGCCTCTCGAATTGCGGATCTGTTCGAGTCCAGCGACCAGCGACACTACTACGTGCCGTGTCCCACCTGCGGTCATATGCAGGTGCTGGAATGGGAGCGGCTGCACTACAGCAAGGACCTCAGCACTGTGCATTACGAGTGCGCAGCACCTGAATGCGACGTGCTGATCGAGGAACACCACAAGAGCGACATGCTCGCCCGAGGCGAGTGGCGCGCCCATGCGGGTGGCGACGGTAAAACCGTTGGCTTTCATCTCAACGCGCTGTATTCGCCGACCGGCTGGATGGATTGGGCCGGCCTTGCCGAGGAGTTTGAAGACGCCAAAAAAGCGCAGGCTCAAGGTGACACGAGCCTGATGCAGGTGTTCTACAACACTCGTCTGGCCAAGGTCTGGGACAGTGCGCTCGAACAGACCAAGGCGGAAGTGCTGATCGCTCGGGCGCGGCTGGAGACTTACACCCTCGGTGCGATGCCTGCCGGTGTGTTGATGCTGACCGGCGCCGTCGACGTCCAGGCCAACCGCTTGGAACTGATGGTGATGGGCTTTGGCGTCGGCATGGAGCGCTGGGTGGTCGACCACCAGATCATCTGGGGCGATCCTGCAGACGAGCGCACCTGGGCTGTCCTGGACGAGAAACTCAAGGCTCGTTACCGGCATCCCTGCGGTGTGGGTCTAGCGATTCTCGCCGTGGGTGTCGACTCTGGTGGTCATCACACCGATGAGGTCTACCAGTTCTGCCGCGTCCGTCGCTGGCGCAACATCTTCGCCATCAAGGGCGCGAGCAAGCCGGGCCGACCGGTGATTGCACAGCGCCCGTCCATGGTTGACGTGACATGGAAGGGCCAAACCGAACGTAACGGCGCCGAGCTGTGGTTCGTCGGTACCGACACCGCTAAGGACTGGATTTACAACCGCTATCCATTCCCGGACGGTCCGGGATCGCTGCACTTTGCCAACGACCTGCCGGACGAGTTTTTCGCCCAGTGCGTCGCCGAACGCAAAGTCGTGCGCTACGTGCGCGGACACAAGCGCATCGAATGGGTGAAAGGCAAGGCTGAGCGTAACGAAGCGCTCGACCTGATGGTGTACTGCCTTGCGATGGCGCATTACCTCGGCGTCAACCGCTATCAGGAACACGATTGGGACAGGGTGCGACAAGCCCTGGCCCAGTCCGGATTGTTCGATGATGCCTTGAGCATCAAGCCAGTTCAGGGCGAGCGACTTGATGCTGAGCAAACACCGGCGCCCGCTGCTGTACGCCAAGCCCAACCCCCACCCGCTGCACCGGTTACACAATCACGACCGGCAGCCCCCCCTCAACGCCGCAGCTCTGCCAGCGGCTATCTGAAGAGACGCTGATATGTCCTTTACAAAAAAGCACCTCGACGCGGTTGAGGCGGCCATTGCTCGCGGTGAGAAAACTGTGCGCTACACCGACCGCACCGTGGAATACCGCACGGTCGATGAACTGCTCAAGGCGCGTGAAGAAATACGCTCGTCACTTGCCAGCGCCGCCGGGCCACGCTCACGTGTGGTCCGGCTGTACCACGCAGGGAAGGGGGTCTGATGGCCCGACACTTCCCAACGCTGACCCGTAACGGATTTGTCCTGCCGTCCAACATCAAGGCCAGTTACGAAGGCGCTGGAGAAGGGCGCCGCTCCGCTGGTTGGGACGCGCCCGACAACGGGATCAACAGCATCAACACCCCGGCCCTGCGCAACCTGCGGGCGCGTTCTCGGGCAGCGGTTCGCAATGACCCGTATGCCTTCAACGTCATCGACAAGCGTGTCAGCAATTTGATTGGCACCGGCATCACGCCTCGGCCAACGACCGATGATGATGCCTTGCGAAAACTGCTCCAGGAGCTGTGGGGAGATTGGGTCGATGAGTCGGATGCGGATGACCGTACCGACTTCTACGGCCAGCAGGCGCTGGTGGCGCGTACGGTGGAAACATCGGGCGAGTGCTTCGTCCGGTTGCGTCCTCGCAGTCTGGATGAAGGTTTGGCGGTTCCGCTGCAGCTGCAAATCCTGGCGCCGGAATTCGTGCCGCACGACAAATTCGAGAGCACAAAAAACGGCAACGTCATCCGCGCCGGTATCGAGTTCACTCCCGGTGGCAAGCGGGTGGCGTACTGGATGTACCTGTCACATCCGCGTGACGCGGCCTCGCTAAACGCCGGGTACAACCAGTTGGTTCGCGTGCCGGCGACTCAGGTGCTGCACATCTTCGAACCGGTCGAGCCGGGACAGTTGCGCGGTGTGCCGCGATTGTCGCCGGTGCTCAAGCGCCTGCGCAGTCTCGACAACTACGACGACGCGGTGTTGTTCCGGCAGGAAGTGGCCAACCTGTTCGCTGGCTTCATCAAGCGGCCAGCGCCGGATTCGGGGCAGACGCCCCGCGATCCCGTCACCGGCGCGTTGCTGGATCTTGATCGCGACGGCTTCACTCCGATGGTCGCGCTCGAACCCGGCACGATGCAGGAGCTGGGGGCAGGAGAGGAGGTTGAGTTCTCCAAACCGCCAGACGCTGGCAACAACTACCCAGACTTCATGCGTCAGCAACTGATGGCTGCGGCAGCGGGGTCTGGCACGCCTTACGAGATCCTCACCGGCGACATGCGCGGTATCAACGACCGAGCGCTGCGGGTGGTGCTCAACGAGTTTCGGCGCCGCCTGGAACAACTGCAATTCAGCGTGTACGTGCATCAGCTCTGCCGTCCTGTACGGGCGGCGTGGATGGACATGGCGGTGCTGTCTGGAGTCCTGGTGCTGGACGGTTACGCACAGAAACGCCGCCAGTACCTGCGTACCCGTTGGGTGCCACAAGGCTGGGCCTATATCCAGCCGGTACAGGACGTGCAGGCACGCCGGATGGAAGTACAGGCCGGGTTTTCTTCTCGCAGCGAGATGGTGCTGCGCACCGGCTACGACGCCGAAACGGTCGATCTTGAAAACGCCGCCGATCTGGCGCGGGCCACAGCGCTGGGCCTCAACTACAACACCCTGGATGCCGTCGAAGACACCGACGACAAGGAGCAACCATGAGCAAGAGCGCGAAACCGCGTATTTACAACCGCGCCGGCAAACGTGTCGAGGTACAGGACAAGACCTGGTACGCCGTTCATGCCAGCGGCGAGGCCACCGAGCGAGTGATCGAAGTCTTCGTCTATGGCGAGATCGGCGCGTGGGGCATCACTGCGAATCAGTTCGTGCAG